GATAAAGTCACCGTTAAGAGTGACATTTAAGAGGGGGTCAGAAATGACCCCCTTTTTTTATCTCCTAAATATCAATACACAGGAGAATTGAATGGCTGTACTAGACAGAACACCGCAGAATACAAATTATATTCAACCTACCAAATATCTTTTGACATTTGATAGAATACCAACTACTCAATATTTTTGCCAGTCGGTTAATATACCTGGTATATCATTGGGTGATATCAAAGTTTCCACACCTGTATTTGACTATGCGGTTACAGGAAACAAATTGACATACAATACCTTCAATATGAATTTTACCATAGACGAACCTGCATTGTCATGGAAGAATCTGTACAACTGGTTTCTTGCTATTGCTTCTCCTGTCAGCATAGATCAAAGAAATACTCTTACTGCACAACAAAACTACTATAAGAGTCAGGGCAATTTTCAAAACTATTCTGAAGCAACCCTTACGATACTTTCTAATCTGAATAACCCTATCATACGAATTCAATTCCATAATATGTTTCCATTGTCTTTGAGTGATCTTCAATTCGACACCACTCTTTCGGCAGATACCATCATGACCGGTTCGGCAACTTTTATGTATGAGTACTATGAGTTCTTGCCTGTCTAATTAAATTGTGTTATACTTTTAATTATTTTATTCGTGAGTTGATTATGGAAAACATGGAACAGATCATAAAGCTTTGGGAAAAGGACGCTGAGATCGATCAGACGGAACCTGGTAAAGAACTACTCAAGATACCTTTACTGCACAGTAAATATGTCAAAATCCTTGTAAATCACAAGTTGGCATCCAAGAAGGCTCATTTCGACTATCAACGTATGCGTAAGGTCAAATGGGAATACTATACTGGTAAGTTATCGCAAGAAGAACTTGCAGAACGTGGATGGACACCATTCCAGTTTACACTCAAATCCGATATTGGTACATACCTTGAGGCAGATAACGACCTAATCAAGTTATTAGAAAAGAAAGTCTATCACGATGAGTGTGTGTCGGTTATCGAATCTGTTATGAGTGAACTCAAACAAAGAACATGGCAACTTAGGTCTTTCATTGATTTTGAGAAATTTATTGGAGGCAACTAAAAAAAGAAACCAAGATCCAGAATACATCAAAAAATTGAGTGAGAAAACAAAATTACAATGGAAAAAGATAAAATCGATCTAGTAGTATCAAAAGTCAATGAGGTATATGCCAAAGTAACTTGCGAAAAGCATATAGCCAGGGAGTTATCAGAATACTTTACATTCTTTGTCCCAGGATACCAATTTATACCTGCTTTTCGCAATAGAATATGGGACGGAAAAATTCGTCTTTTTGATTTAAGGTGCAATCAAGTCTATCTTGGACTATTAAAGTATTTGGAAGAGTTTGCCTCAGAAAGAGGTTACGTTGTTAGTTTTGACGAAACTCGACCTGATATAGAAGATGAATTCTCTCTGTATCATGCCAAAAAATTTATGGAAATTTTGAATCTTCACTCAAATCGTAGTCCTATTACGATAAGAGAACACCAACTAAATGCCTTTGTTCATGTTATGCAAAGACGCAGAGCACTTCTATTGTCACCTACTGCATCTGGCAAATCTCTTATCATCTATACTATTTTTAGGCAGTTATATGATTTCCAGAAACTTAAAGGACTAATAATAGTACCAACAACATCTCTGGTTGAACAGTTGTATTCAGACTTTGAGGACTATTCATCAGAGAACGGTTTTGATGTTTCAGAAAATGTACATCGAATATACCAAGGTCGTAATAAAGTTTCCGACAAACCATTAATCATATCAACATGGCAATCTCTGTATCAGATGCCTAAAGAGTATTTTGAACAGTTTGATTATGTAATAGGCGATGAGGCCCACCTATTTAAAGCACAATCACTCACTTCAATTCTTACATCTTGTATCAACACTAAATATCGGATAGGTCTAACCGGTACTTTGGATGGAACTAAAACTCACAAACTGGTACTGGAAGGACTATTTGGTTGTGTTGAAAGAGTTACTACTACCAAAGAACTTATTGATAAGAAACAGTTGTCAGATTTTGAAATCAAATGTCTTGTACTCAAACACAATGACACCATATGTAAAGAACTGAAAGATAAAACATATCAGGACGAAATTGAGTATCTAATATCATCTGCATCTAGAAATAAGTTCATAAAGAATTTAGCAGTAAGTTTAGGTACAAATACCTTAATTCTTTATCAAATGGTTGACAAACATGGAAGAATTCTGTATGATATGATACGTAATACAGAAAAAATTGGTAACCGCAAGGTGTTTTTTATACACGGCGGTGTCGATACAGAAGATAGAGAATCAGTAAGAAAAATTATGGAGACGGAAAACGATGCCATTGTTGTTGCAAGTTTTGGTACTTTCTCTACTGGGATTAATATTAAGAACCTGCATAATATTATATTTTCTTCACCTTCAAAATCGAGAGTTAGAAATCTCCAGTCGATTGGTAGAGGACTTAGACAAAAAGAAGGAAAAGATAGAGCAACTCTCTATGACGTTGCTGACGACCTCAGGGTCGGCAAACACATGAACTTCACGTTGAGACATTTTGTGGAAAGAGTTAAAATCTACACAGAAGAAAAATTTCCATTTAAGATCTACAAAATAGGACTCAAAGAATGAATTCAGTATTGATGTTAAGGTTAACAACAGGACAAGATATTATTGGCACCGTATCAGACACAGGTAAAGGTTATTATCTTGTGGCTGAACCTATGTCTGTAGAGATCGAACATAAAGGTAACCATACAGGTATTGCAATGGCGTATTGGTTACCGGTGCAGATTATTAAGAACAATACCGTTATCTTAAAGTATGCAGATATTCTTGCAATACTTGATCCAAATGATTCATTGATTGAATACTATGAATCTACTGTGGAAAAATTTCATGAGATTTTAAAAGCTAAAGAAATGGCAGACTCTATGACAGATGACGAGATGACCGAAGCTTTTGAAAGTATAAAACTAGGTAAAGATTCTAGAGTTCATTAACTTGATGGTGGGACATAGACGATACTACAGTATGTCAAGCCCAAAGTCAACAACAATTTATGGTACATTTGAATGAGTAAACCAAAACAGTATGTTAACAATGCAGATTTTTTAAAAGCATTGGTCGAGTACAAAGCGAAGTCCAAACTTGCCAAAGAACAAGGCAAACCACGACCTGCAATTCCTAATTACATAGGTGAGTGCTGGATGAAGATTGCAGAAGGACTATCACATAAGCCTAACTTCATCAACTACACTTATAGAGACGAGATGATCTCTGATGGCATTGAAAACTGCTTACAATACTTTGAAAACTTTGATCCAGAACGCGGTCTTAATCCATTTGCCTACTTCACGCAGATCATATACTTTGCCTTTCTCCGTAGAATCAGTAAAGAAAAGAAACAACAGTACGTTAAGTACAAAGCCACAGAACAATTTGGCATACTTGATGAGTATGAGTTGGCAGAGTTAGAGGAAGGGGCTTCTAAACAGTTTGAACTTTATGATAATATATCCGAATTCATCGAAACATACGAAGAAACAAAAAAAGCCAAAAAAGAATCTGCAAAGAAAGCTAAAGGCGTAGAGAAGTTCTTGGAAGAATAATGACTAAAGTTGCATTGATAACAGATACCCACTTTGGGGCTAGAAACGATTCGGTTAATTTCCTGGACTTCTACGAGAAGTTTTATACGGAAACATTCTTCCCTAAGCTAAAAGAGGAAGGCATTAAGGTAGTGTTGATGCTAGGCGATACCTTTGATCGCCGTAAGTACATCAATTTCTATTCACTAGAACGTACCAAAAAAATGTTCTTTGATAAGCTTCAAAATGAAGGTTATCTAGTCTATATACTCGCAGGTAACCACGATACATACTTCAAGAATACAAACGACGTTAATTCTATCCGTTTGTTACTCAATGAGTATAGTAATATTCGTGTTATCGACTCACCAGAATCAATTACAATTCCTTCTACTGAACATACGGTTGCCATGGTTCCTTGGATCTGTGCCGACAATTATGAACAGTCGATGGAGTTTTTAAAGACTAGTAAAGACCCTATCTGTATGGGGCATTTTGAAATTGCCGGGTTTGCCATGCATCGTGGTATGCCCTCAGAAGAAGGATTAAGCCGTGATATCTTTAGAAAGTTTGAGTTTACTTTTAGCGGTCACTATCATCATAAATCTTCTGCTGACGACATTTATTATCTCGGAAATCCATATGAACTTACGTGGCAAGATTATAACGATGATCGTGGCTTCCATATTTTTGATTTTGATAATAGGCAACTTGAATTCATCGCCAACCCCAACCGGATGTTCCATCGAATCTCCTACGATGATAAGTCCGAGTCCATCACGGAACTCAACAGTAAAGACTTGAGTGCATACAAAGATACCTATGTAAAAGTTGTGGTAGTTAATAAGACTAATCCATATCTCTTTGATAAGTTTATGTCCAACTTATATGCCGTTAATCCTATCGACGTTACCATTGCCGAGGACTTTACAGACTTGACAGAAGGTGTGGATGATGATATGATAGATCAAGCAGAAGATACTTTGACTATCATCAAGAACTACGTATCTGCCATTAATGAAGATACTCTGGA